ACAGAAGGAAGGGGGTGGGCGAGTCATCATCGATTGCGACAAGCGACTCAAGAACCTGTTCAAACGTTCGTTCCCTGAAGCGACTGTCCACGGAACGCGATGGGACAAGGAACTTGATTGGCCTGAGGAAGACCGAAAAGCTGATGCTTCCATTTCAGCGTTTGAAGTCCTGAAACACTTTCGCACCAAGGATGCGGACTTCCCAGGAACACCGTATCTGAAATCCTGTCCCGTTCGCACCGCGATGTGGAAAGCACATCATGGTGGAAAACCCACCATCGGCATTGCCTGGACGGGCGGAACGTGGAAGAACGCGGGTTCATTCCGAAACATGCCACTTAAGGAATGGCAGCCGCTTTTTGATGCGGTGGACGCGAACTGGATTTCACTGCAGTACAAGGATGCTTCCAAGGAAATTGAAGGCACTCCGGTCCAGCAGTATCCATTTGCTACCTTAACCAAGGACTATGACGACACAGCGGCTTTGGTAGCTAGCTGCGATCTCGTCATCGGCATGCAAACCAGCGTCAATCATCTGGCGGGAGCTCTCGGTGTTCCCACGTGGATCATCCTGCCCAAAACCTCCCAGTGGCGGTATGGCGAGGAATACACGGACCTTCCTTGGTACAAGAACACGAAGCTTTACAGGCAAGGCGCGACCTGGCCGGTACAGACCATTGCCAATGACCTCAAGGCGTTCTTTAAATGAACGTGACTGTTTTTGATGTTCAGATTGCTGATACGCCCACTCTCGGCAAATTCCGTCGGCGTGTGCGTAATGAGGTTTACTTCTGCGGAAGCGGGTTTCATGAGCGCGGCGGAATGTACTCATTCTGGACAGCCTTGCAGAAAGACCCAAAGCCGTGGACCAAGAAGCCACACGCAATTGAGGTTGTTCCTGGCCGTGCTCGTCTAGGTCTTCCAAAGACCGATAGGTTCACGCGCATGCGGCTAGATGCTGTGAAGAAGCCGAATCATCGAGCTTTCTACACGGCGCTGTACAGGAGCCTGAGGAAGCCATTGCTGGTCACACCATCAACTAGCCACCAGATAATGTGGTGGTTAGAGAAACATCCTGTAGAGGCGTCATACGCGCGATTTCTCAAGTATCGCAAGCGTGGGTTCAATGTTAGTTAATTCAGGTCAGCTCATTTCCGCTGAATACCAGGCGCAGCAGCAGCACCTGCACGAAACGACCGATTACGGGACCATGGCTCAGCACTATGGGCCGCTCGTATCTCAGATCGTGGAGAAGCTCGAGATCACGCATCTATTGGATTACGGCTGTGGGAGGCGTATGGGCCTTCTCAAGACACTCAAGACCAAGCAGAAGCTGACCTATCAGGGCTACGATCCCGGTGCTGGCGTTGCTGAACTAGCGACCGCGCCTATTCCGGCCCAAATGGTCTGTTGCATTGACGTACTTGAGCACATTGAACCTGAGTTCCTGGACAACGTATTAGACCACCTGGCCAAGTTGACTGAAGTTGTGGTGTTCCTGTCGGTTCATACCGGGCCAGCCACAAAGACGCTGCCAGACGGCCGTAATGCACATCTGACGCAGGAGCCTATCGAGTGGTGGCTTCCCAAGCTGTGTAGCCGATGGGACATCCAGACGATGCAGAAAGTGGGCGATCACAACTACTACGGCATCTTCTACGCCCGTCCGCGTCTTGAGTCGCCTGACGGCCAAAAGCTAGTCGCCTAAATGTCAGAAGTGATCCCTCTTTATTGCGGTTACGACGCAAGGGAGGCGGCTGGGTATCACACTTTCTGCAACAGCGTCATTGAACGATCTTCAGTACCGGTGTCATTCATCCCGTTGCACGGACCGATGCTCAAAGGGTTTGACGGGCAGAAGGACGGTACAAACGCATTCATCTACTCACGCTTTCTAATCCCATACCTGCAGAACTATCGAGGGTGGGCGATCTTTGCAGACGCCAGCGACATGGTTTGCCTGGATGACATCGCCAAGCTGTGGGAGATGCGCGAAGCGTTCATATTCAACAAAGCTTTGGCGGTCGTAAAGCACGACTACAAAACAAAGTTTCCGCGAAAGTACATCGGCACTCCGATGGAAGCCGACAACGCAGACTATCCAGGGAAAAATAGATCCTCCCTGATCCTCTGGAACTGCGAGCACTACGCTAATCGGCGCTTGACCCCGGAATTCGTCGCGGAGAGTCCGGGGTCTTTCTTGCATCGCTTCCAGTGGTGTGCAGAAGACCAGATAGGCGAATTGCCACAGGAATGGAATGCACTAGCCATGGAGCAGAATATTTCTGCTGCATCGCTCGTTCATTACACCGTTGGCTCTCCAGGATTCACCCACTACAAACACTGTGACGGTGCCGATCATTGGCATCGGGCTAACAAGAAGGCTATGCACATGGAGAATGGCTGATGGCGGTGATCACAAGCTATACGACGTTGCTAACAGCAGTCGGTGATTACCTGGCGCGAAGCGATCTCACCACTTTCACGCCTAACTTCGTGCAGAACTGTGAGGAGCGGTTTTTTAGGGACTCGGAGAACTGGGCTAGCTGGATGGAATCGGCCCTCAGCGTCACCATTACTGCAAATTTGGCCGCAGTACCAGCAAGCTATCTCGGTCTCCGAGTCGCCTATATCGCAGGCAATTACGCACAGCCGTTGAAGCGGGTCACGCTCGAGCAGCTGTACTCCCGCTGGCCGCGTGGTGCCGGTTCGGCTGGAACCATAGTTTGTATTGCTCGCAATGGCGCTAACTTCGAGTTCGGGCCTGAGAATGTCAGCGGCACTCTTGCTGGGACTTACTACGCGAAACCGACCGTATTGAGAAGTTTTGGCAGTGATGCTGCCGCACATTTCTTGATCGTGAACGCACCGGATCTGTTGCTCTATGGAGCGTTGCTCGAAGCCGAGCCGTTCTTGAAGAACGATATGCGCGTGAGTCTGTGGAAGGCCGCTTACGACATCGCCCTTGAAGCATATCGGGCGAGATTCAGGGACGAGATGTATTCGGGCTCCACTCCATTCACTGTGGTTGTGTAGTGGCTAACATCATTTACAAAGAATGGTTGCCGGATCAGCCTGAACTCAATAACCCAGGACTGGTCCGCGCGCAGAACGTGTTGCCGTCATCCTCTGGATATGAGCCTTATCGTCCGCTTGGCGCCACTGCTGGCGCTGCAGGAACCATCCCGAGCTCGTCAAATATAACTGGCGCGTTCATGGCTCTTGGTGTGTTTTCTGGATTTCAGGTCGCTGAGGTTCACGCGGCATCAGGCCAGCTTTTGTTCACTGGAATTGATTCTGGATCAATAAATTTCTCCACTGCAGGTTCTAGAACCAACTCCGCTGCTATCGCTGATCAATTCGTTCAATTCGATAATCTCGTGATCGTTGCTGGAGATCGCAACAAACCATACTTTAGAACCGCTGGCAGTTTTGGAAGTACCTATACAGCATTGGGTGTCAGCGGTACTAACAACTCAGCCCGAGCTATTGGCGTTATCAATCGGTTTGTAGTCTTGGGCAACATGAATGCCACTGCCAGCGCAGCTACCAGCGGAGCGAATGCCAACGAATACTTGCTGCGCTGGTCTGGAATAGATCAGCCCACTAGCTGGCCTGTAGCCAATAGCGCAACCGCCACTGCACAGCAGTCTGGCGAGCAGTTCTTGCCGTCCAGGTTTGGGCCTATCTACGCTATATATGGCGGAGACCAGTACGGAATCATCATGCAGCAGAGTGGAATAAGCCGCATGACCTACGTAGGTCCGCCGGTGGTGTTTCAATTTGATTCCATCGATGAAACACGAGGTTGTTACTACCCAGGCAGCAGCGTACAGGCAGGTAAATTCGTTTACTTCGTCTCTGAAAATGGCTTCTATCGCACTGATGGAGTGGGCATTGAGAACATTGGTGAAGGCAAGGTAAACAAGTTCTTCGAGAACGATACTGATCCTGGTCTGACAAGCTTTGATTTCTCCTGTGGATACGACAGCCAAAAGGACCTCATTTACTTCGCCTACACGACCTCAGGTGCATTCAACTACCTGGACACCATGCTTATTTTCAGCCCAAGCAGCGGGAACTGGGGCAGAGCATCGGACAACGTTGACAAGCTCGTGTCTCAGAAGCGAAGCGAGGGAGATCCTAGAAGCCCGCTTTTGGCATTCAACAGTGCAAGTCCAAGGCGTATCGGCAGGTTCAATCAAACTGCTGGTTCTGCAGTTCTTGAAACCGGCGACATGGAGCTAGCAGAAGGCGGCAGAGGCTACATCGACGGCATCAAGCCTCATGTGGAATCTAGTGGCACAGCTCCTGCTATCGGTGTCCGTATAGGCATTCGCAATGACCTTGGAACAACGCCTACTTACACATCAACTGCCGGACCGCATTCCCGTACTGGCTTTGCGAACTTCCGTGACAAGGGAATTACAGACGGGAAATACGCGCGGGTGGAACTGAACATCACCGGCAATTTCAGAAAAGCAATTGGGTTTGAACTTGACGGCAGTCCATCCGGCGAAGCGTGAGTGTCTTTTGTCTCGGCTCGGATGAAATCGACAAGCACTGGAACGCATTCGAGCAGCACGTATATCGCCTGGAGCGGTTAGGACATCTGGGTGCGGATGAACTGCGCGAGGAACTGAAGGACAAAAAGCGCCAGTTCTGGGGCTACGAGACGGAAGGCCGAATTATTGGCATTGCCATTACGCGGGTTACACCCAACACCTGCGAAATAGTGGCCGCAGCCGGTACGCAAACCAAGCCCGGCCAGATTCAAGAGCTTTACGAACACATCGAGCGGTGGGCACGTGAGAACGGCCGTATCCGCATGCGCGTCATCGGACGCAAGGGGTGGCTAAGGGCCATTTCCGGTTTCACGCAGACAGGAATTGTGATGGAGAAGGACTTATGAATACCAGTGGTGGTGGCGGAACGACTCGGATGGAGCCGCCTAAATATCAGCTCCCCTACCTTCAGCGAGGGTTGGAGGAAGCCGGTTCTATCTACAATCAGGAACGCGGCGGAAACAACATCGCTCCGTTGGCGC